GCGCAAGGGCAGAGATATTAATCCAGAAATTGTTGAGTCTATTAAAAATCAGCGCGAGTCTGATAAAAATGAGTGGACTTATGACAAGCTAAGTAAACAGTACAAGCTTCCCTACCATGTCATTAGAAGAATCTGCAACGAAGGAGCCTACACCAATGGTTGAAGAACAAAACAAAATCCTTACGGAGAATCTTGAGCACATTTTTAATTGCAACACACAAAGCTATGAAGATAACCTGCAGAAATTAAAGGAAGAAAACAACAATCGTTACTGCTTGTGGCATAAAAAAGGATTTTCAGGTCACCACAACAACTTTGGTTTGATGGGTGAGTGTAAAGACTGCATTGCAGAAATGGAAAAAGGTCGCTGTTCCATTGATGTTTGTAACTTTGATATGGATATTTATTGGACAGTTCGTAACTTTTGGTTAAAGGTTGACATCAAAGGTCCAGATGAGTGTTGGCCCTGGCTTGGTGGTACCAAGAAAAAAGGGCAAGAGACTGTGGCGTACATGCCCAGCCCTTTTCATTCTGCTAAAACACAGAGCGCATCACGGGTCGCATTCTGGTTAAGCCGTGGATACACTGGCAGGTTCCGAGTGTTTCACCAAGAAGGGTGTGATGTTACATGTTGTAATCCATTGCATTTAAAGATAAAGGAGCTACCATTGGTATCTCAACCTATTGACGTAACACCAGTCAACCTGAGTTATGGAAACATCTTCGAACACGCAAAAGCCAGTCTTCAAAACAAGCCAAGTTATTTCTAGTAATTATCATCTTCCAGAAAAAACGTATGCAGGATTTGTTTACATTGATGGTAAAAACCATGTAACAAAATGGTTTGATACTAAAGAAGAAGCTAAACTTGAGCTGCGTTGTTTAGAGAAAAAACTTAACTACGAGTTAATTGAAACAAAAGAAATGGAAGGTTTTTATCCTGAACGCGCTAAAATTATTGAAGAAAAGTATCAAGCCAGTGGCCGTACAAACGGTTTGTACACTGGTTTAAACCTACAAAATGTCTAGGTTCTTAACAACACTTCCAGTTAATTTAGGTTTTGTAAATCTTGGTACTGTTGAATCTTACCCAACAGGTGGAACCGGACCTACTGCCTACGGTCCGACTTCCTATTACGGTAGTGATCCACTGCCTCCACGCCTGGGAGATTCTGTTAATAACCCTGTTAATTTGGGCAATCTCTCGGTTATATACAGATCGATAAACATCACCAGCACTCATGGTGGACTGTCTCGTCAACAGTCCACTTTTTACTCTTTTAAATTAATCAATCCTCGTTCAATTCGAGTTACACAAAACTTTAGCCAGTTTGCAACAACTTCCAAAACAAACAAAAATACTTTAATTTCCTTCTACAAGATTGAAGATGGTACGCGTCGCCGTACACTACCAATTAACAATGAAGGCTATGTAGTTCCTGATGCATCAATTGAAGATGGTGACTCAGAAAATACTGATAATTCTTCCGATTACCCGGACGAAATGTTGCCGCCTGGCGACTACATGCTTCTAATTACCAATGACATTCGATACTTAGAAACAACATATTCTATTACTTTAGAATCTTTTCTTAACGATTGGCGATTTGTTAACGAGGAATTTGACGAAGCTTTGAACTTTGGTTTAATAACCGAAGGCGTTGAAACCTCCATTGATTTTGGTTTGATCACAGCTTGACTTTTTTTGTGAACTTGCTAAGCTACCTGTAATTGCTTCAGTTCCCATGAAAGTCATTACTAGCAAAGACTTTGAAACTAGGTTTGAAGAGATTATTGAGGATATTGCAGAAAACCATACGCACTATAAAGTTGTTCTTGAAGACGGCAAAGCAGTCATGGCAATTCCCTATCAAGAATACAGCTGGCTTATTGATGGATATGAATCGTGGCTAAAAGAAAAAAATGAAATCTTAGATGAAGATATTTACTCTTGATTATCTTTTAATTTTTTAATTATTAGCATGTGCTCTAGCTGCTTGTTCATTAGTAAAGTTAAGAGCATTTAAATAGTTTTCACGCTCCTCGTCTTTATCTTTATTTTTATTTTTATTTTTTCGTCGCCGAGAAGCAAGTTCTAATTCTTCCGCTAAATAAGGATTTTTTTCTGGATCATAAAGAACACTGTAATCAGGAACTTTAGATACTTGGTAAGGTTCAATGACGCTACCAAGTTCATCTTTTGTAGAAGTTGCAGGACGACCTAACAAGCTATCTAAAGCTGCATTGTAGCTGGCAGTTGTTCGACCTAAATTTTCGTTACGATTCTGCGCCAGCTCAGCAGCCCCGTATAATACAGACCGTGGTGTATAGGTGTTAACAAGGATGGGCTTTTCTGGTTTAATCTCTGTTGTGGAGCCGCCGCCGCCGCTTCCCATGATTTTACTTAAGCTTGACTTCTATACTTACTCTATCTGAAATAAATTTAGACACATGAGGGATCAACTGGAAACTGCCAATTCCCAGCAGGATAACCAGGATCAGCTCAGCATAAGTAATGGGTCTACGCATCAGTGGAGTCCTTTTACAGAAGATTTTAAAGACTTGCTCAAAGCAATGTCAACTAAAACGATGTTATCACTTATGACAACCCAACAGAAGAACTTTGCAAATTCTTTATGGGAGGCTTCTAACTTTGGAGGGCGTCCAAAGCCGCAAGACTTTAAACATCTGGAACCTAAACAAGATTACTACGAGTTGGTTTTAATGATGGACCATCAACGCCAGTGGGAAGAAAAAGCTCGGTATTGCCAGCAAGCAAAAAATGGTTAAACTGTAGCAAAAGCACAGGTGTAATGAGTTATCGTTTTGCAGATTTAAATATCAGCTTGGTTACCATTGAAAACTATGATGAAATTTTAACACCTTCATTGGCGCTTCAGGTTTCTGTTTTTGTGCCTCCAGAAGGATCGTTTGAGACATCAGATCTTCAACGTTATCTTGAGTTGGTAAAAAGCTATGAGGTCACCAGCACTGATTTAATTCACGGATTGTCTCTTGCTGATCAAATCAGAATTACGTTCAGCGATATGGAAGCAGCAACAATCTGTGAAAAATTTCCTGATATTGACCTGGCAACAAAACGACGGTATCGTTGTGTAGCTGAATATTTAATCAGGCAGGGAGAACTGACCAAAATCAAAGACGAGAATAACAAGCTCGTTAAGAAACTTGGTAACATGGGGAAAATGGTTGTCATTTACCAACCACTTCCTAAACTCTGTAAAACACTCCATCAAACTGGATTAGGACAGTTTATTAAAAATGAGCAACAGGCGGCAAAGATTAATCAATGGTCTGCTTAACAACGCAAAAACTGGAGAGGAAAAGAAAATGACCCAGCTTGTGATTGAAAGGATCTGTGCTGACATGTGCGACTTCTACGAGAAGTTCTATGGCAACGAGGGGCCAGGTGCTATCGTGTACCTTCCACGAGTTGAAGACCCGGACAAATCTATGTTCTACCTAACAGTCGGGGCATTGATGGAAGCTCAAGCTGACTTTATGAACAGGGATATGGAAGGCCCTGCAAACGTTATGAAGAGTGCTATTGCCAGAGCAGAATCAATTAATCCTAAAACTGCAGGACTTTTTGTCATCCAAGATGAAAAGGAAATGTCTTTGATTTGCTACAAACGTGATCAACCTCTTGCTCTGGAGAATAAAGAATAATGCATAAACAAGGCGGAGCACGTGCAGCTAAGTACCATACTGTTCATAGAATCTACAAACTAGAAGATGATTGGTGCACGCCAGTACAGTATCTGCCTTTGATTTATCACACCTTGGATCATATCGATTTAGATCCAGGTTCAACAGAAAAAGCTAACAAAGAGTTTATCCAAGCAGAAAAATTCTTTTGCAAAAAAGATGACGCTTTAAATAAACAAGAGCCTTGGTCTGGAAACGTTTACTGTTTCCCACCAACCTATGGCCGGTGCTCCTTCAATAAACAGCGTGGAACCTGGCGCTGGTCTACCCGTGGAGGGTTTGGCGCCATGTCGCCCTCTGTGGCCTGGTTCAGGCGCTTAGAGAAGGACTGGAAGCTGGGCTTTGTTAACTCAGCTTTGTTCTTCACGTTGTCTCACGAGATGATGCGTAAACAACAGAGCATGTGGGATTATCCAATTTGCATACCAAAAGAACGACCAGAGGTTATGCATGGACGCAATTTTTACCAGTTAAAGGCACCTTTGAAATGGGGATTCTTTGTTTTCTTGCCGCCTAAAGAACTTGGGTTTAATCGTTTAGATAAATTTGCAGAAGCATTTTCAACGATTGGCCGTGTGATCTTGTGAACTAAGACGGTGTAGCTCTAAAGGTATTACGGAAAGAAGCAGACCGATCAGTATTGCTGATATTGGCAGAACCCCGTGGCTCGTAAGGGAATGCGCCCACTGGGACAGTACCGCCAAGAGCAGGCATGATGAAACGGTCATCTTCTAAACGCTCTAAAGTAACAGGGAACCTTGCTTGATTCTTACCCCTCTCTAAGTACTTACGCAAGAAAAGCAACGAACTGGTGTTGTCTTGCACACCTTGCGCTTCTGAATAACGGTTGTCAACCTGGTAGGATTGACTCTTCTGAACTGCCATAGTAATATTCTCGCAGCTCTAAACACCACATGGAACAAGACGTTGTTAACCACCCTTCTCATTACACTTTTGGTCATATTGAATGCATTGATGCTATTGAAGCTGCTTCAACTGACGAAGGAAATAGAGGTTATTTAAAAGGATGTGTCATGAAATATATGTGGCGTTACGAGAACAAAGAAAATCCAGTGCAAGATTTACGCAAGGCACAGTGGTATTTAACCCGTTTAATTAACACTTATGGAACTTGATTATTTAGTTGATCTAACTCCTGAGGAATTAAACTACTT